CCAATGTCAAGCTTATTGATTGGCCGATGGAGCGGGTTTCCCGCTTCAAGGCTTCGAGGTAATCCTTTTCCCATAACCGAGCCCTCCAATTCCAAAAAGTGTTAAGGAAGGCCGGGGGTACTATTGGCTCCCCGGCCCTTATTCGGTGAATGAGTTAGGCTTCCCGAGTGACTAATCGAGCGAACTTGATTTGCTTTCGTTCTGGAAGAACTCGATTCCATGACCCAGCGTTATTCAGATCATTTGCTCCTACCCCGTTCCCTGGTCCACCATTGGCCGGCGTCCCGGTGTAAGCATGACCCCTTGGATGCAATGACCATTCAAGCCGACTGAATAGGGTCTCTTGACCTCCACCATTACCGGCCTGTGGCTCACGGCTTACTTCTGTTGGAACTTTTGGCGTCGAGACACCCCATTGCATGGCACCGAGCCCGAAGATCCAAGTATCGTAGATACTGGTTGCATTGGGGAGCCCGTCATCGACAATGACTTCATGCCGTCCCATGAACCGATTGATCTCGAATCCACTCTCGGAGTCCTTGATGGTGTCAATGAGGTTATTCTTTTGCATCCGGTTGAATACAACGGAATGAACCATCATCACCGCTAACTGATCCATGGAGTCACCCATGGTCAAGGTCGCATCGAGGAACGCTTCAGCGGTGAAGTTTGTCACCCCGTCAACGAAGGCACCGGCAGAGACATCATTCTCATAATCTCCAGCATCATTAGCCACGTTATCGGCAATGACTCCATTCATGGTCGCCACGAAAACGGCTTGCAACCGGCGAGCCCAGTAGAACCCGACACGGGTCGCAATGCCCTTGAGCGGATCAACACCGGCAAGCGCGGCGGCAAGATCTGCACTGGACCAACTGTTATTTCTGGAGAGGCGAACGGCGATTTCCGTCGCGGTGCCCACCTTGAGAGGTGCGCTATCAAGCCTAGTTACCGGGGTTCCGGCCCCAAAGTTGGCCGCGATGATGTCGGCGGGACTGTCGCTGGAGACGTTATCCACATCATCATCCAGATCGTTCTGGCTTGGCATATTGGTCGTAAGCCCCCCACCTGCCAGAAACTGGTCAAGTAAGGGGCTTCGAGCCATGACGCCCGATTGAATTAACCGGGCCTTCTGCTCTGTGACATTTAAAACGTAGGGAGTGAAGAGTTGCGGAACAACGATATCCGAGACTTGTACTAAAGGTCCTGTAGCCATAAGGGTAATCCTCCAAAGTTAAGCTCTGAGAAATCTCAAAGCAAAAGGCGGGAGGTTCCCCGAGGTTCCTCCAACACCGGGTGAAAATAATTTTCACGCCCGAGCGTGCTGGGTCGAACAATCGCTGTCTTTATGGAGTCTTGGCGGGAGCAGTAGCCCCCACAAACGAACCGGCGGCTTTAGCGGCCTGCGCTGCTTTCTCATCGCCGTGCTTCGTGATGAATTCACCTTGTGAAGTCATGCTCCAATTTTTCTTGAGCCATGGGTTATCCCCATTCAATCCCCCATTCAACCCCCCACCCGTGGAGCCTGCTCCAATGGAAGGCGGGAAGATGTGCGGTCGCGTTGGCCCAATTTCTGATAGCCAGTCATCAGGGGAGAGTCCAGGTGTAACACCGACTCCATCCTTCGTGATGACCCGTCTACCGCTATCCCCTTCAACCACTTCAAAGACCCTCTCCGACAACATCAAGAGATCTTCCATTGCCGTAGGGACGACTTTGATCTTTTCGGCGGCTTTGCGGATAGCATCATGCACATTGATCTTGGAAATGGTTCCACGTAGATCAGTCGTTTGACCTTTCTCCGTTTCCCACCCTTCCTTTACTTGCTTTAGCTCCCGTTCAAGTGGCCCGAGCCTTGTCTTGATTCGCGCTTCTACAAGCTGGGTGAGCTTTTCTTCGTCTGGCTTCCCTGAGGTTGCCAATTGAGCTTCGAGTTCTATCACCTTGTCCTCCAGGGTGTGAAACTCATCCGCTGTCCTTTCACCGAACGATTCGGCCTTCTTCTTTAGCCCATCACGTTCATCACGAAGTTTCCGGTTCGCTACCTCTAACTTCATGATATTGGCTTCAGTCACAAGCCCATCGATGTTAACCAAAACCCACTTCCCGTCATCGGCTCCGGGGGTTGATTCCCCTCGCTGCTCAAATAGGTCTCGGTATTCAGCGGGAATATCCTCTAATTTGTCGTATTTGGATTTGAGCTTCATGGACGGTCCTTTGGTTGAACGATTAAAAGTTTACCCTCTACACTGTATTTTGTAAAGGGGTTGGTCGGTTACTCGATCCCTGCCCGTTTGAAGGCTTGAGGCTCTAACCGCTTTAGCTGGCTCAAGGTCAGTTCCTTCCCGGCGGGATTTACAAAGCGGTCAACGGTCAATCCTCCCTCTCTAAATAAGCGGCCCTTGGTTACCCCTAGGACCTCATTTTGGAAAGCTGTCGTCTGCTTCTTGAGGAACACTTGATACGTTTCACTTGCCGGAACTTGACCCACTAAGCGGTCGACGGCCTTGCGCCTTTCTTCTCCTCTCATGCCTTCTAGGAGCTTCTTGGTCGTGGCGTTGGCTGGACGTTGCCCGATGAGCCGTCCGTTGATTTCCGGGACACGTATAGACCTGCAATTGTGGACAATGAATGAATTTGCAATGTACGAATTGTCTTTTTCTACCTCAAGGTCATACAATTGACCTGTGTATGGAATGCAATCAATTTCCACCACCATTGAGGAACCGAAATGCTTTCTATTGAGGAAGTCCAAGCGATTATTGACGAGCAACATTGGGGGCAAGGCTTTTCCATCCGGTCTATTGAAAGAAACCGTGGCATGGGGAAAACGACGCTCAATGGTCTTTGTAAGAGATACGGGATTGCCGTAAGAGGCAAAATCGAAAGTATTGTCGCGAATACCAAACATATCACTAAGCCATTTGGTGATAAACATTGGATGAAGCAGCAAACGATGAAGGCGATGGCGTTCGGATGTGATGCCAGTAAAAGAATGAAGATTTCTAACCCATCTCAAATGAAAGAAGTTCGCGCAAAGATGAGCGGACACCTTGCTTCCTGTCTCAGAAATACAGTCAGCAAGACTGAACAACCATTCCTTGATATGTGTAAGCAAGAAGGATGGTTCACCTCGGGACAGGTCCTCCATCAATCCATCATTGACAATCTTATCGTTGACTTCCTGTTTCCTCAAGCCCTCATCGTCGTTGAACTTGATGGACGAGGCCATCGTTCCAGGTTGGCTAGCGACAAAGCCAGAGACGAACGACTCACTCAATTGGGGTTCGTGGTCATTCGCTTTGAGTATGATACTCGCCACTGCTTCAAGCCTGGATGGCTGGTCTGTATATTGGAAGCTCTCATCCCCGACTTGCAAGTCTCCGGCGTGTACCCAACCCCTGCTTCTGCAAAGCATCGGGTGTTGGTCAGAAAGTTCAATGACCCTGCCGGAACTTTCCTTTACTTGAATGACGATCTCTCCCTTGGAAGACTTCGCCATGACAGCGAGAACTTTTTGGAATTTACCGGTGTGCGTCATGACGGCCTCTCCGACCATAACCGACTCTATCGGCACCAATCCGCGTTCAGTTTCAATGAGTGTTCCATGGACGAGACTATTGAAATGGACGGGTGGCGTCTCTCCCCTCCCAACCGGGAAACGCCTCCCGTCCAATGACTGACAGATTGAGCTTGTCCGTGCATCCAATGTTGCGGTGTATACCTCCATAGGGATAATGGCTTTGTTGGCAAGGTATAACTCTTGACGGGCTTCGTTGGTGATGAAATTCGTTGCGGTGTTGACGGTGCTTTGCATACTGGCCCTGGTAAGTTGCCGGACTCCATCCACGTTGTTCAATGCACCCGTCCCAAAGATCCGGCGTCCGATCTGCACCGAGGAATCGCCTTGCACAAGGCCGATTCTTATCTGTGCCATCATGCGGCTTCTATCGGCGGCTTCAAGCTCACTCATCCAACGGGAAAGGATCTTGCCTTCGAACGGCTGGGACGTCAGGATCTTTCGTAGGACTTGCGAATTGGGAAGATCCAGGCTTACCACCACAGGAAGAGCGGCCTCTATGGTAACCGCTGCAAACCCGGACTCAAGCTGTCCGATTTCAAGTAGGTTCTCTCTCAAGTCTTTCCGTATCTCGATCCAGGTTGGCCGCTGGAGTTCCTTGATGTCGTCCTGTAGTCTGAGTAGGCGGCGTGTCCTTACTGAGGTAAACCGTGGAAGATCGGAGGTCAATACATCCGTCCTCCGCTCAATTAGCCCTTGCAGGTCGGCATCAACCATCTTCAATAGGCGGTTCATCTCCTTTCCGGTTCCGGCGGCTGTTCTCATGATCCGGATTTGCCTGGCTATGAGCTTATCCCGAATGTCTTCGTTGCTCGTATTCATGATTTCCAAATTTCGCAATTATTCGATTAGTGGTTACCTGCGTTGCCTCCTTCGCCTGCTATCCGGTTTAGGATCCTGTCTGCCTGGATCATCTTCATTTGGTGGAAGGTTGCCTTTAGGATCATTGATGATTTTATTATCTGGGCCTCCCGCTTCCCCTTCCATAAGCCCAAGTTGAAACTTCCTATCCTCGGCCCGAATCCTAGCATCCTCTTCTGGATCTGGAGTACCCTTGATGGGTTCTTCCTCTTCGATCTTTTCCAGTTCTTCTTCAAGGGTGAAGTTCGTGATGTCTTTATCTGCCATCCAGCGGTGAATCGTTTCCCGGGAAAGGGGAGCCCCTACGGTCTTTGCGGCCATCAGTTCCACAAGCTCTTGAGGTACAAACTTGTCTCCGATGAAGTCCATATTTGCAGTTACGGTGACCTCATCAGGATTCAACCCTCGCCACCTCGCCATGATCTTTAAGGCGGTTTCTAGTCCAG